TGTTGGAGTAGTTAAATATCCACTTCCAGCATTTGTCAACACTATTCTTTCAATAGATCGCACTCCAGAAACACTAGTGGTTATTGCGACTGCTGTTGCTGGAATTCCAGATTCTGGGGGTGAAATTATTACTATTGGGGTGCTAGTATAACCACTTCCATCATTATTTAAAAATATTTCCTTAACATATCCACCAGATATAGATGCCGTTGCTGAAGCAGTTACTCCAAGACCAACCAAATTTATCGTTGTAATATAACCTTCAGTATCAACTGTGCTATCTACTTCTTCTATTGAAGTGTCTATCATCTCATTTTCATATTCGTACAATTCACAACTTAATTCATAAATGTAGTTTTTGCCTAACTGATAAAAAGGTCTCTCAAACTCAACATGCTTTATTTCAAATAATCTTTCACCCAATGGAAAATATATTAAATCCCCTTCCTTTGGTCTACTAGTCAAATCTGCAAGTGTATAATCTGAGATTGATCCATCTACAATACCTGCTGATATACCCTCCAAAAATGGTGCAATAAACTCCTCAAATCTTTCTCTAGAAATTGTTAAATTTACTTCGTTCTTTAAATTTATGCCAAATTTTGACATAATATCAACACCAGGTGCATATCCTTCATAGTTGTTTAGATAAGCTTCTATTAAAAAACTATCATCAAATTTTGAAGACTGCACTTCTCTAATGATATCGTCACTTTTAAAAATCTTTCTTGGTAGATAGTAAACTTCAATGCCATATATACGCAGATGTTCATTAATCAAATCCTGAATCAAAAATTGCTCATTAGTAGATCCTTGAAGAAAAAATGGATTTAATGCCATAATTATCCTATAAAATCGTATGGTGGCAATTCGTAATCTGTGGACATTCTTTGCCTAATACTTTCAAGTTCTTTCTCAGCATCATCATAAAGTTGTCTACCATTTAATTCAATACCTCCAGGGAGTTTTACACCTTGGAACTTGATAAGATTTTGTCCCCATTGTCTCTTTATTAATGAAGTCAAATATTGCTTGAGAAAACTGTCATTATAAACATTTGTATATGTATTTGGGTCTAAAATTCTATAGCAATCAATTACAAAATAAGTATCTAAAGAAGCTGCCCCCCAATCAATATCAAGATATAGTCTATCTTGTCTTTTGTTATATCTTATTTGTTTATCTGGGGTAAGAAGGAAATCAATGTCCTCTAAGTATGTTTTGACCATAGCGTATTGTAAAAGTTCAACCGAGTTAAAATAATACAAATCATTGAGAAAAAGTTGATACTTTATACTAAACATTCCTCCAGATATAGAGCTAGTATCAAACTTAAATATCTTCTCTATACCTATCACAGAGTCTGGAACTTGAATAAAATTAGAGGTTTCATAAAATGAAGATGATACTGTTCCATATCCACTAATATTTGTTGATGTTGCGGTGGTGGTGACAATTCCCACACCGTCAGTATTTTTAGCTCTTCCTCTATCTAAATCCTCTTGAGTAATCTTATATTTCAAGAACATTCTCTCGACACCATCAAAGTGTCTTTCTTGGAAATATTGAAGTGCGTCATCGACTAAATCGTCAATTTGGTCATCGTCAACATTAATTTCTAATACTGGAGCACCTAATCTTCTTAAACAATAGTCTATAAGTTGTTGCCTACTTGCAGGTTTTGCCATTAGAATTCTCCTCCATCTATAACTGAAGTCCAGGTAGGAATTCCTACAGCATCCGTAGTAAGGATAAAGTAGTTTGTCGTTACTGCATTCTCCGTACTTGCTGCCCCTATTAATTTACCATTATCATCAAAATATGCTACACCATTAGGACCATCATAGTCACCCAAATCATAATAAATTCCCTCAGTTACAGTTACAAACCCAGTAATGCTTACATTATCTTGGAATGTCGAAGTACTTGTAACTAATAAATTTTTCGTAGTTGTAAGACCAGTTACTCCCAGAGTTGCTACTGTTGCAATTCCTGTTATATTTCCATTGCGTGCATTAAATTCGTCAAAAACTAAGTCATCGGAAACATACAAGTCGCCACCAATATATAAGTCACCACCAGTCGTTGTAATACCACCTGAAGATGCTAAAGTTGTTACTCCAACAACGCTTAAATTTCCAGATAGTCTCGCATCTCGCGCCGAGACTTCATCTAAAACTAAGTCGTCTGCAATATATAAATCTCCACCTACATAAAGGTCTCCGCCAGTTGTAGTGATTCCACCTGCAGATGCTAAGGTTGTTATACCTGTAGATTTAAAATTATTGTTTACTACTAATCCATTTAAAATATCAACAGCAGCATTAATATCTAAATCTGACGAAAATGTTGAAATTCCACTAATTACAATATCGCCAGAAACATTTAAATTTTTTCCAATTCCAACTCCACCAGAGACAATTAATGCCCCATTTGTGGGTAATGTTGAATTGGTAGTATTATCAAAATATGCAATACCTTGAATAGTTGTGCTCGACGAATCAATAACACTTGTCATAATAAATGATTGTGTGGGAAGATCCCACACTAAAATCATTCCATCTAGACTACTGAATGTAGAATTTACATCACTTAAATTAATTAATCTTGATGGAGGTGCAGCTGCACTAGATAAAACTCTAATTACATTTTGAGAACCAATTCTGTCATTTATATTTGACATTATGTTGTTACTCCTGGTCTTACTAGTGCTGAACCTTCTACAGCTTTAAATGCTTTACCTGCAGAGGATATAATTTTAACATCATAAACATATCTTCCAGGTTTTAACAATCGTGTATCCGCATCAGTTAAAGATATTGTGATTAATCCTTTTTCAGGTTCTGGAATTGAAGATGAAAAATTAACATATGATGAACTAGTATATGTTTTTTTTAAGTGACCTACAGAAGTAGTGTCAGTTAAATCCAAAAAAGAATTAGTTCTAGTATCTGATAATTGAAAAGTTACATCAAAAGAAAATCCTTGGTCTATAACTATATTGGATACATAAACTGCCATTATTATACTTAAAAAGTATTTCTTTAGATATTTATATTCTAAAGATTCATTAGTTGAGAAACCGCTTCTTGCTGTTTCAAATATAATTTGAAATAAAGTTTCGCAAAAAGTTTTAATTCATCTTCGGTTAGATTGTCAATCACTCTAACGTGCTTCTCATACTCGAATAATTTATCAATAGACTCTAGTGTGATATCATTTGGATCCATTAACAATCTCCCTTAGTAATGATTTAATTTCCTCAATGTCCTTTTTCATTTCATCTAATTCCCTTTTTTGAGACTTTCTGTTATTCAAACTATTGACGTATTGATTATATGAATTATTGTCGCAGTTAACGATAGCTCCGGTCTCTTCGTCTCTATACAAATTTGGGTGACCTTTTACTGGTATCATCATCTGATTGCAATACTCCTTAAATCTTTAAATCTTGGAGGATATGCTTGATTGGTTGAAGACATAACTATTTTAACTATGTATCCAGTAAATTCTCCAAGATTATTAGCAGAAAACTCATACTCTAGGAACTCATTCTCCCCACTACTTCTTACAAAGGTATCTGGTAATCCACTATTATTTGCTGGATTCACTACATCTAGATATCCATCATTATTATTATCTATAGTCAGATTATTATATCCTGGGAATAATTCAAACGCTTGAGAAACTTCACTAGAATCTGATCTAATCAAACTATAAAGTACTCTAAAGTCGGCAGAAGAGTGTCTATAGGCAGATAATATAACTTTTAGGGAAGTTGCAGGTTGCGATAGTCTAACCGTGTTGGAAACATAAACTGAAGTATGTGGGTCTTCAATAAATGAATTAACTCTATTATCGGTAGAATAATTTGATATCGGAGAATTAATTCTGTTACTATGGAAATCCGTGAAACAATTATCTAAGAATATCTGAGGGGAAAGATACTTATTAGTTGTTTGTAAAGTAATTGTTGTAGTGAAAGATTTATTTCTAGGAAGAGCAGTTAAGTATGTATCTTCATTGACTTTCGAGCAAACAATTCTTGTCGAAGACAATTGATTTAAGGAATTAAGTTGTATATCCTCATAACCTAAGTCATTGAATGATACCTCACTTCCAGAAATACTTGTTCCACTTACACTTCTAATCTTTGCAGATACAGAAGTTGCATCAGTTGGAGATATAATTCTGTAAAATGGAATAATGGAGTCATACTGAATATTTTCTGTAGCAAAAACATTATTTCCACCCG